TTAATCGCGGTCATTGGCCGCTTGGCGTTTCAAATCGGGGTATGTGCTGGCAGGTTGCCTTTGCGCCGGCGGCGTCCACGGCCTGCCTGCTGGCGCCGGCATGTAGTGGGGTTTGCGGGCAACGCGGCGTATAGCGATAGCGAGTGACTTGTCCTTCAGCGCGTCTTCCAGCGACCCTTGGATGGCCAGTAGACGGTGTGCGCGCGCAAGCGCGGCGTGGTCCGGTTCGCATGGGGTGACGGAGATAGCGCACGGCGTGTCCCCCTGCGTATCGGCTGCCTGGCTGTACGCACCAAAGCTGCTGGACGCGCAAGTGTGATAGGCGCAGGTGCATTCCGCAGTGCGAACGCGCACGCTGAACTCGCGCACCAGGTGCACGTGCATTGCCAGCGCCACTCTGAGATCATCCGCAGTGTCGCCGGCTGCACCGGCATGGCCGGACATGTTGAGCAGATCGAGCGCGCTATGGGTTGCGCTTTCGAGTCGGGCTCCGCTCGAGGTCAGCGCTGTGGCGAAATCGCTAAGCGTGCCGCCGGAGATCGTCAGTGGGGAGGACGGTTTAGCGGCCATTGCAGGCCTCGTTAGGCACATTCACTTGAACGTGTGCAGACGTCTGCACACGTTGGACAAGCGTCTTAAGATTGCGCGCTTCGATGTATGCGTGACCTTTCAGGCCCGCATATGGGTCGTCAATGATCTTGACGACCCGCACCTTGTAGGTGGGAACAGGGACGTGCTGCTGGGTGAGGCACGGTGAAATCATCATCCACTCCGCGTTTTTGTAGTAACGGGGTGGATATTAGATAAATCTAATATCTAGGTCAAGAAAAATTAGAGAAATCTAATATTTGCTACATAGGGTGGCATCAATTCTCACCAATTATCACCAATTGTCACGAGTAGTTGTTGTTTTGTTCGTACTTTTATTAGTTTTAGCTACCGTTTTTTGTGGTCTTCTGTGCAAGTAGCCGCTCAAGCACGCTGAAGAAGCCCACTACTTGGCCTTGCAGCGCTTCGGGGAGTTGTTCAGTTGTTAGCATGTCCAGCGCGACCTGGGCAAGGATCGGGGGCATGTCGTTACCCTGTGCTACATACTCAGCATAGGCCTTTGCCATATCTGCTCCGTCCCTTGTTCCTTGCAGATAGTCCCCGTTGCAGGGCGTGGTCCAAAACGATAGGGATTGCTTGTGTTTGGTGCGGCCGACGAATGGGAGTGCTGTCGGAAGATTTTTGTTTCTCACTTCGTACATCCTTTTCAGATTGCTTCAGGTTCTACTTCAGGCGCTACTGCGGGATAGGGCCTAAGCCCGAGCCTTCTCTCCAATTCGAGGCCTCGAAAAATACCGAACGATTTCCAAACATTGCACATTTGCAAATGTTGTTGTACGCTGGGAAACGTATACTGTAGCAGATAGCGTCACGGTGACGCTATTTCGCGCTCAGTTCAAGCCTTGTATGCTGGGTGAATGACACAAAAAGAAGAGAATCCTGTCGCTGACCGCACTGACCATAAGTTCACGTTACGGTTAACCGAGTGGCTCCATGACGCGATTTTTGAGAGCAGCGTGCGGCAAGGGCGGTCGGTAAATACTGAGATCCTGCTGCGCCTGGCGAGGACTGTGGAGGAAGACCAAGCCTTGCAGGCCAGCGAAGCGCGGCTGCACGCAGGTGTCATCGAATTCCTGGCCATCGGTGTTGAGGAGTTGGCGGCGCTACTCCCTGAGGAACAGCGGAAGTCTGAGCGTGTGAAAATGCTGCTCGAACTGACTGGGCGGCTGACACCCCCTAAAGCCTGACAAATACAAAAAAGCCCGCTTTACGCGGGCTTTTCAATTTTGCGGTTGGCTAGGCTCAGGGCGCTTCGTGCCCGCCAGGGTCTTAATGATTCCAAGGGCTTGGGCCAGCTCGTACGCCGGCATTTGCTCCATCAAACTAACCGCCTCAGCAATCTCAGAATTACTCCCGAAATACGTCTTCAGTGGAATGCCCTCCGCTCCCTGCGACGCTCCAGACATCAGCCATTCGGGCGTGATGTTCAAGACTTTGCAGATGTTCATGACGTTGGTGGCTGATGGGGCCGCTGTGTCCCCTCGTTCCCACTCGGTGATCGTAGGAGGCTTTACGCCAATCGCTTTGGCAAAGTGGGCTTTCTTGAAGCCTTTGGCCTCTCGGGCCACGCTGAGTCGTTCGAACCATTTCATTAGATCATCCTAATATAACTAAAATTAGATTTAGCTAAAATTTTCCTTGATGAAAAAGTTAGATTAATCTAACATTCGAAACACTTTTTCATGGGGTGAACACATGCACACGAATCATTCGCGGTTGATTGACGACCTCGGCGGTACGGGCGTGGTGGCAAAGATGTTCAACATCGAGCCGCCCAGTGTCTCTTACTGGCGAGCGAACGGCATTCCCAAGGCGAGGCTGATGTACCTGAGAGCCGTCTTTCCGTCCAAGTTCGACGCGGATGGAAGTGTAGTTCTTCAAGATCAATGTAAAAACCACACTTTTTAGGATTTAGTATGGATGTGCGAAAAGCGGTACTGAAGATGATTGGAACTGTGAACGGTTCCTGGACTGTGGCAGCGGCGTACCTTGGGATGACCGAGAACTCGCTGCGGAATCGTGCATACGAGACGAAGGGACAGGCCCTCTCCACGCACGATCAGCTCACGCTGCAGGAGCTGTCAGGGACGACCCTATTTGCGGAGGCCATTGCTGTCGCGAGTGGGGGAACGTTCGTCAAACTGCCTGGTGTTGATGAGATCGAAAATGATTCCATTCAAGCTATGTTCAATCAGCATTACGCCGAGCTGGGCGTGCTCTTTAGCACCTTCACCGCAGCTATAGGCGACGACGAAATCGACGAGGATGAGCGCGCCAAACTGGAGGCACAGGGCGAGCTACTCCACCGCAAGACTGAAACGTTGTTGGCCCTGATGTTCAGTGTTTACTGCCGTCACAGCAAGGCATTGAAGCTTGAGCCGGTTCGAGAGGTGGCCAATGGCTAACCACCAACTCCCACGCAAGGGCAGCGCCGCTGCGAACGGCCTCGTGACACTTCACGGTATGGGCGGGGTTGCCCCGGCCGTCAAATGGCAGCGCATTGCCGGCTGGAAGGGCACCGGCTATCAGTTCCATGCGAACGTCATTGACCGGCTCCTGCTGTCCGGCCTCGTCGTTGTAAACGATATCCAGTACATCGTAACGGATGCCGGCCTCAAGTTCCTCGGCTTGAAAGGCGATCACGAAGGTGAACAGCCTGGCGTGCCGGCTGGTCCGCGCTATGCACCGTCCCCGCTGTCGCGTGCGCCTCGCGGCCGTAGCCGAAGCCCAATGGTCATCCGCGAGGGCGCTTTCGATTTCCGGAATCACCCGTCGCGCATTGGTGACGAGCGCCTGGCGTACAGAGGGCCGGGCAGCTTTGCCGGTGCCGCGCTGCACGCTGCTGCTGGGAGCGAGCGCAGCTGATGCACGACTTTGACGCAATTCCACAAGAGCTGCGCGAGAGGGCGCAATGGCTCCTGTGGCGATTTGAGCCGAACCCCAATCCGGCGAAGAAGCCCCGAAAGATGCCGTACTACGCGAGTGGTGGCCGGCGCTTCGGCGATCAAGGCACTGCGGGCGACCGTAAGAAGTTGGTGACGTTCGAGCGCGCCATGGCGGCGCTTCAACGGCAGACGGCGAACCCATATAGCGGCATCGGTTTTGCATTCTTGGCAGGTGATGGCCTGATCGGTATCGACATCGACAACTGCTTCGACCAGGAGACAGGGGAGTTTTCCGACTTGGCCACGGCAGCAATTACCGGCTGCAACTCCTACACTGAATTCACGCCTTCTGGCAAAGGCCTGCACATCATTGTCGCGGGCGCCACAACTACGTTCAAGTCGGACAAGATCGGGCTGGAGGTGTTTTGCTCCAGCCAGTTCTTCACCTTTACTGGCATCCAGTGCGGCGGTTCGCCCTCGGCGATCAATCCGATATCGGACGCGGAACTTGACCGGCTGCGCGTCCTCGTCCAGAGCGCGCGTCCTGCTGCTTCGCCGGCCCGCGCGACGGCCCCCCTTCCCCCCGGCGGAGCCGACCTGCGCGCGCGCCTGGACGCGGCGCTGGCCCATATCAGCCCGGATGAATACGACGTCTGGTTCCGGGTAGGGATGGGGCTGTACAGCGCTCTGGGCGACGCTGGCCTCCGCGTATGGGACTACTGGTCTTCTCGCTCCGACAAGTACGCGGGGATGGAGGAGTGTCAGAAGCGCTGGGCGTCGTTCGGCAAGCGTGGCGTGAATATTACGGAAGCCACCATCTTCAAAATGGCTATGGACGGCGGTTGGAAACCACCGCGCTCCGTTCTTCCACCTCCCATCAAACCCGGTTCTTTGTCCCCCCGTCCCCCCAGCGGAAGCGAAGCCGCTGACTTGCCCGTCGCCCCCCCGCCCCCGGCCGGAAGCGACGGCGGCGTAATCAGCGCTGGGCAAGCCCAGCGAGGAGAGGAGGGAATTCAAGCGGGGGCGGAGGCCCCCGAATCGGAAGTTGCAGTCGAGGCGGCTGCTGACCAATTCATGGCCGCCGTGCACGCCATGACCGAAGACTATGGCTACCCGCTGCAGGAAGACATGGAAGCTGTGCAGCTGGACGATATCCCGCTCGGCGAGAGCGCGCCGCTTTTCACCGGGGGGGAGGGGGCCGCGGTGAAGCCGCGCAAGAAAGAGAAGTCCAAGAAGGAATACGGCGAGGCGCACTGGGACGCCGTGGACGACGTGCTTGAAAACTTTGTCCTGATTTACGGCGAAGACCTGGTATGGGATTGCCGGCAGCGCATGCTGATGAAGATCTCTGCCATGCGCACGGTGGTGCAGAACAACGACGTCATGAAATTTTGGGGTGGCGAAGGACGTAAGTGGGTCCTGAAGAAGAACATCGTGTTCGATCCGACGGAGACACCCAGCCCGGCCGAGCGCGGCCCCACGGCCACGGTCAACCTGTTCAGCGGGTGGAAGATGACGCCGAAGGAAGGTAACTGCATCCAAATCAAGACGCTGCTGCTGCACCTAGTGGACGGCAACGACGATATGTTCACTTGGATCGCCCGCTGGCTGGCGTACCCGCTGCGCAACCCTGGCGCCAAGATGGAGACGTCGATCATCATGCACGGCGACGAGGGCTCCGGTAAGAACTTCTTCTTCGAGAAGGTGGTCAAGGCGATCTACGGCGAGTACGGCTACGTGATCGGCAACCAGCAACTCGAAGCGCCGTTTAACGATTGGGCGTCGATGAAGCTCTTCATGGTTGCGGACGAGGTGGTGACACGGGCCGAGCTGAAGCAGATGAAGGGCAAGCTCAAGTACTTGGTTTCGGGCGACACCATCATCATCAACCCGAAGGGTTTGCCGGAACACAGCGAGCGCAACCAGATGAACTTCGTGTTCCTGTCGAATGAGCTGCAGCCGCTCGCGCTGGACAAAACCGACCGCCGTTACCTGGTTGTGTGGACGCCGCCGGCACTGTCGAAGGAGTTCTATATCGGCGTGGCCGAAGAAATCAAAGCCGGCGGCATCGAGGCGTTCTACCACTACCTGATGCACGAGCTGGACATGGGCGACTTCAACGAGCACACGAAGCCGATCTACAACGAAGCGAAGGACAAGCTGATCGAGAAGAGCCTGGCGCCAGCTGAGCGCTTCTACCGTGAATGGTCCAGTGGCCTGTTGCCGCTTCCATTCATCACCGTAGGCGTGACCCAGCTATACGAGGCGTTCCAAACTTGGTGCGCCCGCTCAGGCGAGTCTCGGTACACGACGCAGACCATGTTCAGCCCCTCCGTCGAGCGGTATGCGGGGGCGGTGCTGAAGAAGCAGCCTATCAAGTATGAGTACGGTGAGGTAGTGAAGCAGCGGATTGTGTTCCTCATCGGCGAGCATCCGGAGGGAAAGACGCTGCGAGAGTGGGCCGAGTCGGCGTGCGGTCTGTTTGAGACGGCGCTGAAGTCGTACAAGAACCGGAATTTTATTGATGTTGAGGGCTGACCGTCCACATCAGGCAAGCCGCCCACATCGCAAACCCGCATGGATACAGGGGTGTTGGCAGTGTTGGCAGTATTGGCGGTTTTGTCTCACATACGCGCACGTAAGCCACGGGTAAGAAAGTAGCAGGAAGGACGGAATTATTTATATCAATTTAGATTTAACTATCAACACTGCCAACAGAGTCAACAAAGCTAGTAAAAATCAGGCTCTCCGATGTGGAGGGTAATGTTGGCAGTGTGGATGGTTAGGAACAACGGTAACAACACGCGCTGACCGGGTGGCGGCGGTGGTGACACAACAGAATGGGATAGCGATGAAAGAGTTTGAAGCACGGATGGACAACTGGCGCCGCGTGGTTAAAGCAGGCAGCGGCAGCGCGGCGAACGCTACGTGCGCCAGTTGGGCGAAATGGTACGTGGCCTTGCGCACATCCGAAGCGCCGCCGGCAGCGGACGTCCTGGCGGCGAAAATCCGCCCGCTCGGCGGCCTGGTGACTGCGGACCAACTGGACGGATGGATCGTGGAAGCAGCCTGGCGCATGCTCGGCGACTACAACGACCGTACGGCCCTCAAGCACCTGTATATCCACCAGTTGCCGGAGGACCGCCTGCGGGTCAAGTTGAAGGGAGTGCGCGGGCCTCACGTGCGCTTGGTGGTTGCGCGCGCCAAGAATAATTTGCTAGCCATCTTGAAAAGGCTGGACGGCGCGGATACCATTCGATCTACAACTTGCCTGCCGGGGTGTCCCGTGCCTACTGCCGAATTGGCGCTTCCGTGATGGAGGCATCGATTCGTCAGTAGTGGCCTGGAAGCCTGGCCCAACTCGGACTAGGCTTTTTGCTCCCGATGTAGGGCATCGTCTTCACAGAACGGGAGTTCCCATGGCTTGGCCAGCAATATTTGCAGGGCTTCGGATGGTGCAGAAGGAAGATACTGTGCTGGAATTTTGATGTAGTCGTTAATTGCACTGTCCACTAAATAGTATGCCTCTTCCTTGAGATTCGTCTCAAACTCAAGATTCTCACTGGCTTTGATATTCTTCCCCGGAAAGCCAGCATGCTTTAGCGCTGAGTATGCCAATTGATAGTATGTTCTTCCTTGGCGAATGAGTTGCGCTCGCTCTTCCGGAGAGAATAACGGGCCGTCAAGCTCCTTGAACTCAACAGCACCGCGCGCAAGCCCGATGTGGTGTGGCACGATACCAAGCTCCTTTAGCAAAGGTTCGACAATTCCAGTAACCGCGCCAGCAACCAATATGCTTTTCGCGTAGTCCTGATCACACGCAGCGTTGCGGCAGTCCTCAGCCGCAGCCACGAGAAGTTCGCCGGCTAACTGCAACTTGTTGTATCTCATGCTTGCGTCCCTTGGCTAAAAGGTTGGCCGAATTGGCAACGGAGAATTTTACCCCGATCACTTGACGCAGGTGCTTTTTTGACTGCAGACGTCTGCACTCACAAGAGATCCAAGCTCTCGCAGTGCGATGTAGTTTTCAGCCGATGCTGCTAACGATACTTGCATTGCCTGAAAAAATCCTGCCGTGATAGTATTTCCATTCAACAATAATTGGAGGTAAGCATGGTCCCGTCGTCACCGTATATTCTAGAGAAAAGTACCGAGGTAGCCCGTGGGACTATCGTTCTCGTCCCTTCTGCTGGGGAGGCATCAGTGGCAGTAAAAATCGGATCTGACGATGACGGTGACTCGATCTTGCATTTGAGTGGCAATAGCGCCGGTAGTCTGGATGCGGTCCCCCAATATGTAATGGTTCCCATTCTGGACTGCGAACTCAAGCTTCCAACCGAAGCTGCTGGATGGACGCAGTCTGTTCCAGATGATGCTCCTCTTGCATTCGCCATCGGTGTTCAGGGTGCCGCGTACATCATTGTCAAAATCGAAGGGAAGCGATTTGCTATTGACGCCAGAAGTGGTGAGTGGTGTTCCATACCGAAGAATATTGTATATGCGCAGAAATGGTCGTTTTGGACGTTGGAGGACGATCCGCGTAAGTTGTACGAGTGTTAGCCCGCCACGGTCGTGGCCGAATAGCGAGCCCGCAAATTGCGGGCTTTTTTTATGTAGTAGCGGGTAGGTGGTTAGACCAATGATCGATTAGGAGATTTCATGCCCGTATCAGCACCGCGTCCGTGCTCCTTCCCAACTTGTCACGTGCTTGTCAGGGGCGGCAGCGGGCGTTGTATCAAGCATCCCCGCGAGCAGTGGCAGAAGCAGGTGACTGCAACGCCTCGCATCACCGGGCGTCGGTTGCAGGCGATGCGGGCATCACTGTTCCAGCGCTATCCGTTGTGCGCCGAGTGCGAGCGGCAAGGACGTGTTACGGCGGCCACTCAGCGCGATCACGTGGTGCCGCTGGCAGAAGGCGGCGCGGATGATCACACGAACGAACAGGGCTTATGCGATCCATGCCATGAGGCCAAGAGTTTGACGGAGTCGGCGCGCGGTCGCTGGCATCGCAGCCCGGCTCCAAGCAAGGGGAGGGTGGGTCAAAAGTTTGCGCGCCGCGCGCGGAAACCGTTAGCTTAGGCGAATTTTTTCGCGGAACAAAAACTACCCCCCGGGGGATTAACTTGGAGAGCCAGCAATGAGCTTGAACGATTATCCGATGAGCGTTTCACCCGGCGCGGCACGCTCCGGTGTCGCCACTAAATCGCCAGATCCGCCGCCAGGCGTGCAGCTTTCGCCGGTTGAGCGGGAGATATGGGACTACATCTGCCGGCATCTGCGAGAGGCCGGCATCGAACACCTCACTTCCGGCATGACCGTCGTCATCGTTGCGCGCACCTATGTCGCCTGGGAGGAATCGATTCAGCTGTGCCTGGAAAAAGGGCGTGTGCAGATATCGAAGAAGAACGGCTACGCGACTCCTTACCCTTGGGCCAATGACGAGCAGCGCCTCAAGATGGAGCTGGGCCAATGGCTACCGAAACTATGTTTGACGATTCCCTCCCTGCAGCGCGTACGCAAGGACGCAGGGCCGCAGGGGCAGCAGGACGATCTGTTCGCAAGCCTCGTAAACCACGCTACCAGCTCACCGCAAAAAAGCTCGCGTCACTAGTCCCCGCTCAGCTCGAACTGTGGGATGAAGAGTATGGCCTGCCCGTGCTGCGCGGCGAGATCGTCACCGGCCGGTACGTCTACCTGGCGGTGCTACGGCACTACGAAGACTTGATCCACGGCCGGGCGCGGGGCCTGAAGTTCGTGCCGGCGCACGGCTGGCACATCATCAACTACATCGAGCAATTCTTCGTCCACGTCAAGGGGCCGCTTGCCGGCAAGCCGATCCTCTTGGACCCGTGGCAAAAATTCTGGACGGCGCTTCTCTATGGCTGGCGCCGCGAGCGCGACGGCATGCGCCGCTTCGCCCGCGCCTATGAAGAAGTGGCGCGAAAAAACGGCAAGTCCACATGGAAGGGGCCGCAGGGCGCGTACCTATTCTCCATGGACCGGGAGGCCGGCGCGGAAGTCTACGCGGTGGCCACCACGCGCAACCAGGCGATGACGGTATTCAAGCCGGCGTTCGACAACATCCGGCGCTGGGTGCGGCGCTCGCCGGGCGTGGCCCGTTCGTTCAAGATCTACGCCGGCATGAACCACGAGAAGGTGGAACTGGACGACAACTCTGTCTTCCTGCCGTTGCCGGCGAACGCCGAGAACCTGGATGGCCTAAACCCTTCGGCGATTCTGTTCGATGAGCTGCACGCGCAGAAGCACCGCGACGTGTGGGACGTCATGGAGTCGGCATTGGGTGCGAGGCAGCAGCCGCTGCTCTCCGCGATCACTACCGCCGGCTTCATTCTTGACGGGATCTGCACCGAGCAGCGGGGTTACCTGATATCAGTGCTGGAAAAGAAACGCGTGGACGACGCCTATTTTGGCTACGTCTACACCCTGGACAACGACGACGATCCGTTCGATGAGCGCACCTGGGCGAAAGCCAATCCTGGCCTCGGGCGGTCCAAGACCGTGGAGTACATGCGCGGCCAGGCGCGCAAAGCCGCTGCCATGCCGGGCGCGAAAGCGAACTTTCTGACGAAGGACTTGAACATCTGGTGCAACAGCGCTGACGGCTGGTTTGACCTGGCGGTCTGGGACAAAGGCGGCAAGAAATTCGACCCTGGCGTTCTGAAAGGCCGGCGCTGCTACGGCGGCCTGGACTTGGGTTCCACCCGTGACCTTACCGCCTTCTCACTGGTGTTTCCGCCGGACGAAGAGGGCGGCCAGTGGTACGTGCTGCTCTGGTTCTGGTGTCCGCAAGAGAAGGTGGACACGCAGTCTGCCGACGATGCTGCGCCCTATGAGGCGTGGCAAAAGGCGGGGTGGCTCTCGGCCACGCCCGGCAACGTGACCGACTACGGCCCGGTGCGCGACTGCGTGCTGCAGGCGGTGCGTGACTTCGACGTCGTTGAGGTCGGCTTCGACCGGTGGAATGCGCTGCAGTTGGCTAACGAGCTGATGGAAGAGGGTGTGCCCCTGGTTGAGGTTCCGCAGAACACGGGCGGCATGTACCCCGGCAGCAAGAAGCTGGAGGAGCTGGTCTACGGCAAGCGCCTGCAGCATGGCGGCAACCCGGTCTTGCGCTGGTGCGCCGGCAACACTGCGCTGTTGTTCGACACGAACGGCAATTTCCGACCCGATAAAAAGAAGTCGAACGCGAACGGGCGTATCGACGGCATCGTCGCAACCGTCATGGCGCTCAGCCGTGCCGCTGCAGTGAGCGAAGAGGGCGACCTCGACGACTTTATCAATAACCCTGTGGTGGTGGGATGAGACTGAAAAATCAAGTGTACAAGGCCGCGATGTGGCTCAAGAAAAGCATCGCTGGCGCCGTGCAGACGCTACAGCCGACCGTTGGGGGAACCTATTCGCTGTCAGGCCAGAACGTCAACACGCAATCTGCGATGCAAATCGCCACCGTATGGGCCTGCATTCGGCTGATCTCGGAGACGATTGCCACGCTGCCGGTGGGAGTCTTCGAACGCGACAAGGCCGGGCGGCGCAAGGCGATCCGCGATCACTGGCTTTACTCACTGGTGCATGACCAGCCGAACGCCAACATGACCGCCGTGGAGTTCTGGGAAGCAGTGGTGGCGCAGATCTGCCTGTGGGGAAACTGCTACTGCCTGAAGTCGTACTCGGGCGGCCGGCTGGTGTCCATCGATCCGCTGCAGCCGGATCAAATGAAGGTGGAGACCAACGAGCGCGGCGAGCTGGTCTACAAGTACAAGACCAAGACTGGTGTGGTGCCGTACACCGAAGACCAGATTTTCCACATCAAGGGTTTTGGTATCACGGGCCTGATCGGCCTGTCGCCCATTTCGTATGCGCGCAACAGCCTGGGCGCGGCCATGTCGGCTGACGAGGCCAGCGGCAAGCTGTTCGCCAACGGCATGCGTGCTGGCGGATCGATCAGTTTCCCGGCGGTGCTGACCAAAACGCAGCGCAAGGAGATTCGCGAGGACATGGTGGAGAACCTGGCCGGCACGGCAAAGGCGGGAAAGATCATGGTGCTGGAAGGCGGCAGTACGTATCAGCCGCTGACCATGAATCCCGACGACGCCCAGATGCTGCAAACGCGGGCCTTCAATGTCGAGGAAATTTGCCGCTGGTTCCGCGTGCCGCCGTTCATGGTCGGCCACAGCGAGAAGTCCACCAGCTGGGGCACCGGCCTGGAGCAGCAGATGATCGGGTTTCTCACCTTCGCCCTGCGCCCTTACCTCACGCGCATCGAGCAGGCCATCAAGAAAAGCCTGCTCTCGCCGGCCGAGCGCGCGCGTGTCTCCGCTGAATTCAACTTGGAAGGCCTCATGCGCGCCGATTCGGCTGGCCGCGCCGCGCTGTACGCGTCTGCCGCGCAGAACGGCTGGATGACCCGCAACGAGATCCGCGAGCTGGAGAACAGGGAACCGCTGGAAGGCGGCGACGAGCTCACGGTCCAAAGCAACCTGACGCCGCTGCGCTTGCTCGGCAAGGTATCGGACGCGGCGAAAGCTGCGAAGAACGCGATTTTGAGCTGGCTGGAGTTGCCGGTATTGGGAGGGAGTGATGAAGCATAAGGGCATGGCAGGGACGCAGACCATCCAAGTCGCGGCGCAGGGTAGGCCGATGCCGATCCTGTGGCGGCACGATCCTGGCCGCTCGATTGGCCGGTGGACGCGAGTCCACGAAGACGAACAGGGCGTGCTGTACGAGGGACAGCGCGTGCCGGAAGAACAGAAAGGGGAAGGCAATGAATCGTAAGGGAGCGTTGTACAAAACGCGCTCATTTGAACTGGATGTGAAGTCCGTCGCCGAGAGCGGGATTTTTACTGGCTACGGCTCGGTCTTTGGCGTGGTCGATAGCTATAGCGAAGTGGTGGCGCCGGGCGCGTTTAAAAACAGCCTGGCGCAGCTGGCCGCCAAGGGGCGCTCGCTGCCGATCCTGTGGCAGCACCGCACGGGCGAGCCGATTGGCGCTTGGACCAGCCTCAAGGAAGACGGGCACGGCCTGCTGGGCGACGGCGAGCTGTGGCTCGATGACGCCCAGTATGCGCGCATCGCCTACAAGGGCATGCAATCGAAATCAATCACCGGCCTGTCCATCGGCTACTACGTGATCAAGTCGAGCTACAACGAAAAGACCGGTATCCGCACCTTGGAGGAACTGGACTTGGTGGAGGTCAGCATCGTCACGGTGCCGGCCAACGACGAGGCCCGCATCGATTCGATCAAGTCGCGTATTGCCCACGGCAGCCTGCCCGACATGCCCGACTTCGAGAAGTTCCTGCACGAGGCGGGCTTTTCCAAACACCAGGCTGCGCAGATCGCAAACCGTGGCCTGAAGCAGCTGCTGCAAAACGAGCCTGACAACGACAGCGCGTCCGAGCTGGCGGCGCTGCTGCAGCACACCAGCAATTTTTCTCTCCCCATCTTGTAAGGAAATGACCATGTACGAACGTAAAAATGCAGGTGAGCGCCACGAATCGCAACTGGAGCTGAAGCAGCTGGGCGACGCGCTGAAGCAGCGCGATGCCGAGATTAAGGGCTTCTGCGAAAAGGCGGCGGCCGAGCTGAAAGACCTGGGCCGCGTGTCTAGCGAGACCCAGCAAGCACTTCAGAAGCTGTCCGACAGCGGCAGCGAGATGCAAGCCCGGGTGCTGGAAGTGGAGCAGAAACTGGCGCGCCGCGCTGGCGGCAACGACCAGGTGGTCAAATCGGTAGGCGAGCAGTTCACCGATTCCGACGACTTCAAGGGTATGCAGGCCAAGGGCGGGCGCGGTACGGCGCGTATGGAACTGAAGGCCGTGACCAGCATCACCAGCGCGACGGCCGGCACTGGCGCCGCTGGTGCGACGACCCGCCCGGACCGCGTGCCGGGCATCATCTCGCCGGCCGAGCGTCAGTTCACGATCCGCGATCTGATCATGCCCGGTCGCACCGGCACGAACGCCGTGGAGTATGTGCAGGAAACGGGCTTCCAGAACATGGCCGATAGCGCAGGCGAGCTGACGCAGCGCGCGCAGTCGGACCTGAAGTTCGAGTTGAAGACGGCGGCGGTTCGTACCATCGGCCACTGGATTCACGCGTCGCGTGAAATTCTGAACGATGCGCCGCAGCTGCAAAGCTACATCGACGGCCGCATGGTTCACGGCCTGCGCTACAAAGAAGAAGAGAAGCTGCTGGGCGGCGACGGCACCGGCCAAAACCTGCTGGGCCTGATTCCGCAGGCATCGATCTTCAACGAGGCCCGCCGCAAGGCAGGCGATACCCCAATCGACATCCTGCGCAAGGGCATCCTGCAGGTGCGTATTGCCGAGTTCCGCGCCAGCGCTATCGTGCTGAACCCGGCTGACTGGGCGGACATCGAGCTGCAGAAGGACGATACCGGCGGCTATATCTGGGTCAACGTTGGTACGCCTTCGGAACCAGTGATGTGGCGTCTGCCGGTGGTCGATACGAACGCCATGCCAGAAGGCAAGTTCATGGTCGGTGCGTTCATGCTGGGCGCGCAGATCTTCGACCGCGAAGAGGCTAGTGTGCAAGTGTCCACCGAAGACAAGGACAACTTCGTCAAGGGCGGCGTGACCATCCTGGCAGAAGAGCGCCTGGCGCTGGCGGTGTATCGCCCGCAATCGTTCGTATACGGCAACCTGCGCGCCGCCTAACCAACACGGAGCCTGGCAGGCAACCCCTGCCAGGGATGAGACATGGATATTCTGATCGTGAAAGACCATATGGAGGGCGGGGCCTGGGTGCACGCGGGCACTTCCAAGTTGGATGTTGATCCGGTGCGCGCGGCAGACCTGATGCGCAACGGCCTCGCGCGTCCGCTGGTTTCGCTCAAGCTGCATGGGGAGGCGGACGCTGCCTCGGCAAAGTCGGCAGCGCCGAATCGCAACCAGGCCGCAGCGCCGAAGCGCAACCAGGCCGCAGCGCCGAAGCGCAACCAGGCCGCAGACAGCAAGCCGCGTGTGCAGACGTCTGCACAAGATGTGCAAACTCCGCCGCCCTCCCTCAGCGCCATCCAGCCCGAGGAACCGGCGGGCGCCGCCATTGTGGCCAGCCCGGACCAGGGCGCGGGTGATGCAGCCGGACTAGCACCGGACGGGGCAGACAATGCCGCTGATTAGCATGGACCTGGCGCTGGCGCACTTGCGCGCCGAATCGGGCGATGAAGACATCCTGATCCGGCTATATGCCGACGCGGCGGTGCAGGCCGTGTGCGATTACACGGAGCGGCAGTTCTATCCCGACCAGGCGCAGCTGGACGCTGCGATGCTGGCGGGCACGGCCGGCGATGCGCCGAAGGTGGCCACGGCATCGGTCCTGGCCGCCGCGTTGCTAATGCTGGGCCACCTGTACGCAAATCGGGAGGACACAGTGGTGGGTGTTAGCGTGGCCGAACTGCCAATGGGCGCGAAGTCGCTGCTCAGTTCCTATCGCGTCGGCATGGGGGCGTAATGCAGGCGGGACGGCGTAACAAGCGCGTCATGTTGCAGGCGCTGATTCAATCGAAGGACAAGGCGGGCGGGACGTTGCGGGCGTGGACCGACGTGACGGCGCTTTGGGCGGGGATGCGTCACCTCAGTGGCGACGAGAAGCGCGTGACGAAATACGGTGGCGAGCAGGCCGGCACGCGCACGGAAATCACGATCCTGTACCGCCGTGACGTGGATGCGAGCATGCGCGTGCTGCATGGCGATGCGGTCTACAACATCCGTCATGTCAACAATGTCCGCGAGGCGAATCGTGAATTGGTGCTGACGTGTGATCTGGAACCGCGCGGAGTGGGGCCGTGAGCGGGCGCCTGGAAGGACTGGGCGAACTGCGGCGGGCATTTGCCGGCGTGGCCGACGACATGCGCACGCGTACCTCGCGGCTGATGGTTGCCTCGGGTGGCGGAATTTTGAGAAAGGAGGCCCGCAACCTGGCGCTCGCACAGGGGCTCAAGCTGACCGGCGCCCTGGTCAGGAATATCGCGATCAAGCGCGAACGCACGCCCGACGGGGTGACGCAGTACAACCTGGGCGTGCGTTATGGCCGCGACATGGGGCGCAAGGCGGCCAAGCAACTGGTGGTGGGCAAGAACGGCCGCGTGGTGAGCGTCTACGTGAACGATCCCTTCTACTGGAGATTCCTGGAGAAGGGCCGCAACGTGTACCACGGCGATGGCAAGCGGCGGCGCGGCGTGAAGAACCAGGTGGAGGCCACTCCCTTCATCGCGCCGGCACTGGAGAACAAGCGGGCGGACGCCATTGAGGCTATGGCCAACAGGCTCGCTGCGGCGATCAGAAAGGCAAATGGAGGATGAGCGTAGAGGAAGCAGTGTACGCGGCGCTGTGCACCGTCTTGGCCAATACCCACGCGGTCGAACTACCGGAGTCGCCGACCTGGCCGGCGCTGGTTTTTGAAGTCACAAGCACGCCTGAGTCGGGATGGGTGATGGGCGGCGGTTACGACAAGAACGACATCACCGTCACCTCCCTGTCGAAATCAAAGCTGCAGCTCACCGCGCTTCGAGGGCAGATATTTTCGGCCCTTGAGGGAGTGGACGGCTTCATGGGGGATGACTTCGCGGGCGACGCCGACTACCAGGGCGAGGCGAATGTCTACGCCTACGTGCAGACATTCACTGTGCGTACGCGCCGGTAGCAACGAACCACCTACAACCTGGCCCGCTTAGCGGGCCTTTTCTTTTGGAAGAGCGAATGAAGCAAAAACCGATTGCTGCGGCGACGCAGCAGGCCGAGCCGGCCGAAGCGCCGGCATTGCCGCGAGACGTCCACACCGGCCGTGGCGGCAGCTACATCTACGACCCGGTGCGCAAAGTGCGTGAGCCGGCGCAAACTAAGCAGCGGGACACCGCAGAAGGAGAGCTGGGCAATGAGTAAAAAGATTCGCAACGCGGTGCTGCTGGCGATGCTGCAGGCGACGGAAGGCGTCGCTGCGCTGCCTACCGGCGCGGCCAATGCCATGATGGCCATGAATATTTCGGCGCAGCCAGTCTCCGCCGAGTTCGCCAAGCGCAACAACATCAAGCCGTACATGGGCAACATGGGCAGTGTGCCGGTGGCCATCCATGCGGAGATCAGCTTTGAAGTCGAGTTGGCCGGCGCGGGCGAAGCTGGCGACGTGCCGGCATTTGGCGTGCTGCTGCGTTCCAGCGCTTTCTCCGAAACCGTCGTGCCGGCCACCAGTGTCGTCTACGAGCCGGTGACGAATGGCCTGGAGTGCGCCACGCTCTACTACAACTTGGACGGCGTTCTGTTCAAGATGACGGACGCGAAGGGCACGGTGTCGTTCGAGCTCAATGCCAAGGGTATCCCGGTGATGAAGTACAAATACCTGGGCCTGTACAGCACGCCGAAGGACGAGCCGCTGCCAGCGGTGGTGAACTACGACGGCTTCAAAGATCCGGTGGCAGTGAACGCCGCCAACACCCCGACCGTCGCGCTGCACGGCTTTGCTGGCAAGGTGCAGAGCATCAGCGCCGACATGGCCAACCAGCTGGTGTACCGCAACTTGATCGGCAAGGAATCCATCGAGATCACGGACCGCCAGCCAACCGGCTCCATCGCGATGGAAATGGAATCGGTAGCCACCAAGGACTGGTACGCCACCATCAAGGACGGCGTGCTGGGTCCGCTGCTGGTAGTGCACGGCAAGGTGGCCGGCAACATTGTCGAACTGGCCGCGCCTAAGGCGCAGGTGCTGGAGCCATCCTTCAGCGACAGCGACGGCATTGTCATGCTCACTTGCAAACTGGACCTGCAGCCCGCGCAGGGCAACGACGAGCTGACGCTGACCGTCCGCTAGCCGACCTCTAAACCCGCATCCCAGATCCCGCCTCGTGCGGGACTTTTCATTTCTAAGGAATTAATCATGGCTTTCAAAATCGCTGTCACCCCTACCTACATGGCAAAGATCGTTGTCGAACTGCTGAACATGCACGGCAAGCACGAGAAGAGCGACTTTATGGCGGAGTTCAAGCGCGTCTCCCTGGACGAGCTGGACGAACTGCGCACTCTGCCGCAGAAGGAAGTGCTGCAGAAAGTGTTGGTGGGCTGGAGTGGCCTGCTCGACGAGAGCAACACCTCGGTGCCGTACAACCAGATGAACTTCGACGTGGTGCTGGCGATCCCTCAGGCGTTTGCCGCCCTGTCCGAAGGCTTCTGGGCCTCGATCTTCAAGGCCAAGGAAAAAAACTAATTGCGGCGGCGCGGCACTGGGCTGGCGACACGCCGGCCGCCGCCGTGATTGATGACGACGTGATCGCGCAGCTGGAGGCGATGCACGCACCGGCGCACGTCATCGACGCGGCGCGCGAGAAGCTGCAGCCGGTCGATCTGGATTGCCACGTGTGGGAAGAGAACTGGGCCACGGTGCTGCTGTTCCTTGATGTGTCCACGCAGTGGAACGTGTCAGCGGGTATGGAAGGCCGGATCTATTGGGGCCTGGACTATCAGAAAGTCGAGTCCACGATGCGCATGCTGGGGATCGCCCAAGAGCTGCAGCCGGATCTGTTTCGTGGATTGCGCGTAATGGAGCAGGCAGCGCTGCCGCTGCTGAATGAACGAAAGGCGCGCTGAGACGCGTCGAGAAATTGGGAGGTCTATGTCAGCACTTGGATCGCTGGTGGTGAAACTGGCCCTGGAGTACGCCGAGTACACGCGGGGTCTGGAGCGCTCCGACCAGGCCGCGCTGCAGTTCGCGCAAAATGCACAGCGGCACTTCGACCGTGCGAGCAGCGCCGGCAAGGAATATTTTGCCGGCTTGGCTCGTACAGCCGTTGGCGCTGTCGCCGCATATGCCAGCGTGAGCACTGTATTGGAGCAGTTCAACCGCTCCATCGACAGTCTGGCATCGCTGGACGACTTGACGCAGAAGACGGGCGCATCGGTTGAGAACCTGTCGCGGCTGCAGCAAGTCGCTGTGGCCTTCGATACCGATTTCGGGAAGGTTGACGGCGCGTTGACGATCCTCGCAAGGGGGATGGCTGGCGTCGATGAAGAAAGCAGCAAGACGCGAAAGGCGCTAGGCGTGCTGGGTGTGTCGGCAAAGGATGCAGCAGGCAATCTGCGCGACCCGGCCGAAGTGCTGGTGGAAGTGGCGAAGAGCCTGCAGGGGTATGAAGATGGCGCAGGCAAGGCCGCGCTCATTACGGACGTGTTCAAGAAGAGCGGTGCTGAACTACTGCCATACCTGAACGACGTGGCCGATAGCGTCGACAAGTTCACAGGTGTGAGCGCCGATGCGGCGAGCGCTGCAGCGACATACCAGGACCAGCTGGGCATGCTCAAGGCGAATTACCAGGCTATGGCGACGACGATCACTATCGCGGCGCTGCCCGCTCTCAATGACCTGCTGGGAGCGTTTTCAGATACTGGCAAGATGGAAGCGGATTTGGCTAAGGGGCCGGCGGGCGGGTGGGCCGACGACCTGGCCGTGGGCATTGCGCGTGTAATTGATGTGGCTAAGCTGCTGCCGGGCATTTTCTCCGCGATTAAGGGCAGCTTCAAAGCTGTGTACGCCGACATCGAATTTGCGGCGACGGCGGCGCACAACCTGAGCCCGACTGTTTTTGCGACAAAGCTGGCGCAAGGGCGCAATCCGGTGGACGATCTGCGCAAGGCGCTCGCCGAACGCAATGCCGTGTTGGACGACGCGAACCGGCGCTATGAAGAACTGTGGAACAAGCCTGCAAACTTGATGGAGCAGGCGGTGTTGGCGCGCATCGCAGCGCGCGCTAATAAGCCGACACCGGCGGCAGGCGCGGAGAAGAAGACGCTGTCATACAGCACCGGAACGGACAAAGATGCGAAAGAGGCCAAGAGCGACTATGACGCGCTCAACAAAGCCCTGCAGGAGAAGATCGCTTTGTCGGCCAGAGAATTGGAACTGGCCAGGCCCTTGACTGAAGCCGAGCGGCAGATCGCCACGCTCATTCGTGGCCGCGCCGAAGGCACCGTGAACCTTTCCGACAAGGAGCAGCAACTGCTTGAAACAGGCTTGATGCAGCTTAGCTTGAACCAGCGGCTGTTGGTGAGCCGTGGTGAGACTGAGCGGCAGGAAAAGGAGGAGTTGGAGGCTAATCAGAAGCGTGTGGCTGGCGCTTTTGAATCGGTGAATGCGCTGCAGGCGGAGATCGACAACTACGGCAAGCTGCCCGAACAGATTACGCGCGCCGCCATTGCCAAGCTGGAGCTGCGCAAAGCGTCGCTGGAGGCCAATGAAGGCAGCCAGGCGGAGATTGCCACCGTAGAGGCGCTCATCATTGCCAACACACGCTTAGCTGAGTTGCAGGGCAAGAAAACGGCGCTGGAAAAGGGGAGTGGTGTTGCCGAGGCGAAGGAACTGCTGGACGTAATGTCGTCGCTGGATGAAGTGACCAGGTCGGCTGCGGCTGGCATGGCGAAGTCCTTCGGCGAGGTCGGCAGTGCCATCGGTGGCATCACCACGGCCTTGTCAGGGTACGGCAAGGCACAGGCGGCGGTGGCGGCCCAGTTGGCCGTGTCCCTGAAGGAGGCTGGGCCTGACCAGGCAAAGATTCACAAGGCCAATGCTGCGGCGGCAGCGCAGAGCGCGCAAGCGCAGGTGCGCTCGTATGGCGACATCGCGGGGGCGGGCAAAGCCTTCTTCAAGGAACACACGGCCGGCTATCGGGCCATGGACGCCGTGGAGAAGACTTTCAGGGCGGTCGAGATGGCGATGGCCATCGAGAGCATGGTGGCCAAGAGCGGCCTGCTGACGGCCTTCACGAGCCTGTTCGTGGCCAGCCGGGCTACGGAGACTGCAGTCGATACCACGGCCACCACGGCATCGGTGGCCAATTCCGGTGTGCGGGCTGCAGCGGACGGTGTGGCGGCTGTAGCGAGAACCCTGGCCTCGCTGCCGTTCCCCGCAAACGTCGCCGCCGGCGCCGCCGTCATCGCACTGCTGGCAGGCCTGGGCGTGGCGATCAGCGGCGGCGGTTCGGGCGGCGCGAACGTGTCCAAGGAACGCCAAGAAGCGGCCGGCACCGGCTCGATTCTTGGCGATCCGACTGGCAAGTCGGATTCGATCGCTCGTTCCCTTGATGCGCTGGAGAAGAGTTCGAACATCGAGCTGTCCCACACTGCCGGCATGCTGGCCTCTCTGCGCAACATCGAGAGCTCGATCTCGGGCCTTGGCAACCTGCTCGTCAGGACGGCTGGGCTGACAGGGGAAATGGCGCCCGACAGCAAGGGTAGCGCGTACGAGCTGGGCAACTCGACGCTGATGACGGCGGTCCTGGGCGGCGGCGTCGGCCTGGTGCTGGACAAGCTCACTGGCGGCCTGGTCGGCAAGATCACCGGGAAAATCCTGGGTGGGGTGTTCGGCGGCAAGGTGACCACGCTCGATACCGGGGTGACGCTCGCTAAGTCCACACTGGGCAATGCGTTGTCCAGTGGCGTCGTGGCCAGTCAGTACACGGACACGAAGAAGGACGGTGGCCTGTTCCGCAGCGACAAGTTCAGCACGTCGCTGTCGGGCCTGGGAACCGAGGCGAACGACCAGTTCACGAAGGTGATCCGCAACCTGGCCACCAGCGTATCGGAGGCCGGCAATCTGCTGGGCGTCGGCGGCTACGAGTTCACGCAGCACCTGAACTCGTTCGTGGTGGACGTGGGCAAGATCAGCCTGAAAGGGCTGAGCGGTGAGGAAATCCAGAAGCAGCTTGAGACGGTGTTCTCCAAGGTCGGAGACGACCTGGCCAAGTTCGGAGTCGCTGGCCTTGACCAGTTCCAGCAAGTCGGCGAGGGCTACCTCGAGACGCTGGTGCGGGTGTCGAGCAATTACGCGAACCTCGATTCCATCTTGGCCTCGAGCGGTAGCACGTTCGGGCAAACCGGGTTGGCCAGCATCGCCGCGCGCGAACGCCTCATCGGACTGACCGGTGGCATCAACGAACTGGCCAGCAAAACCTCTTCATTCAACGACAACTTCCTGACGGAGGCGCAGCGACTGGCTCCGGTGCAGAAGTACGTCACCGAGCAGCTGGCCGCCATGGGACTTGCCGGCATCACCACGCGGGACCAGTTCAGGGACGTTGTCCTGGGCCTGGCTTCGTCCGGGGCGCTTGCCACGGAGGCCGGCGCCAAGCAGTACGCGGCGCTGATGGATCTGTCCGATGCATTCGCCAAGACGCACGCGGCAATCGTGGACCTCAGCCGTTCGCAAGAGGACATCGCCGAAGAGCGCAGGTTGCTGCAAGAGCGCTACGACCAGGCCACGCTGACCTCTGTGCAGCTGCTGGAGCGCGAGCGTGACGCGAAGGACAAGAGCAACTTGGCGCTCTACGAGCAGACCATCGCGGCCGAGAAGGCGCGTGCGGCCGCCGATGCACTGGCGGAGACGAATGCAGCTATCAAGGCCGACATCGATGAGCTGGTTAAGGCTGCGCTGCCGCTTGCCGAACAGCGCGCGCTGGAAGTGAAGGGCATGGCCGCGTCCACGCTGGCTCTATACGAGCAGCGTGAGGTGCTGCAGGCGCAGGCCAAGGCGGCGGCCGAAGCGAAGGCGGCGGCAGATGCCAAAGCTGTGGCGGACAAGGCCGCAGCGGAGGCTCTAGCGCGTACCAATGAAAGCTACCAGCAGCAGATCGACGCCATCCTGAAGTCGCGGATGAGTGAAAGTGAGCTGCGTAAGTTCGAGACGGCTGGCATGTCTGCGTCTACCAAGGCGCTTTATGACCGGCTGAAGGCATTACAGGGAGAGCAGAAGATGGTTGAAACGCTCAAGACGGCCGCGAACTCCGCGATGGCCGTGGTATCGAAGAGCATTGAGGCGGAGAAGGCCAGTGCCAAGGCGTCGCTCGATGCCCAGCTGGCCATCCTCACGGCGCGCAAGACGTCGGCCGAAGAGCTGGCCAAGCTCGAAGCCGATTCGATGGCGGCCAGCATTGACGCAGAGAAGGGCAAAAATGATCGGTTGCGCCAGCTGGGGCAGTCGCTCAAATCCACGCTGGACGGTATGCGGCTGGAAGACTCGGCAGGGATGGATCGCCGGGTGGGCCAGTCGCAGATCGCGGCGGCGCTGGCTGTGGCGAAGGCCTCGGGTGTGCTGCCGAGCGCGGACGCGTTGAAGGACGCACTGGGCGTGGTGTCGCAGCCGAGCGCAGGCCTGTTCGAGTCGTTCGAAGATTATGCCCGGGACTTCTACGTGACTGCCGGCCAAATCGCGGACTTGAACGATCTGACGGACAACGCGCTGACGAAGTCAGACTCCGCTATTGAACTGGCCGAGAAGCAGCTGGATCAACTGCAGAAAGGCCAGGCTGCGGCGTCCGCTGCGTTTGATCGGGAGATCAAGCTCGCGCAGGATGCCTACGACGCGCAGATCCTGCAGCTGGATCAGACGCTCGCTGCAGCGCAGGCGCAGTTGGATGCGACGCTGGGCAACACGGTGGCCACCGTGTCGGTGGTGGATTCCCTGGCGGACTTCAAGGTCCGTATGGCGGCGTTGATCGAAGGCTTGAAGACGCCTGCAGGGCAAGCCGCCACCGGGGGAACCGCCACGGTGGCGGGACGCGGCGTAGACGCAGACAGCACGCGCGTCGAGTTCGTGCAGCCTACGCGTGCATCCGCCGGCGAGACGTCGACGGCCGGCCTGGCCGGCGCAGACGTGGCGCAGCTGGCCCGCGAACTGGCACTGGTGCGAACCGAGTTGGAGGCGATCCGGATCGCGTCGAAGGCAACGGCGGTAAGCACCGACAAGCTTGCCACGCAGTTTGACCAGGTAACGGAGGGCGCAGTGGCGATGCGCACGGTAGAGGAGGGCGCGTAATGGCGGCTTCGCTTAGCGTGCTGGTGCCCACAGCGATCTCCGATGACAACCTGGTTAGCAGCAACGTGCCGGAAAACGAATACGTGCTATGGGACCCGAACGCAACGTATCCCGTTGGTGTGCGTTGTCGACGGACTGGTACGCATCGGATCTTCGAGAGCCAGCGTGCCGGCAATGTGGGAAAAGATCCCGCCTTGGACGTGAACCAGGCCGCCCCTGCCCCGTGGTGGCTCGACCTGACTCCAACCAATCGGTACGCGATGTTCGACGGTGAGGTCAACACGCAGACGGAGGTGGATCAGCAGTTGCGTGTCGTGCTGAAGCCGGGCGCGGTCACCGGCATCTTCGGCGGCGGCTTGGACGCGGAGCTGCTCAGCATCATCGTGACGTCGCCGCCGGGTGGCGAAGAAGTCGGCCGCTATCAGGCCAGCTTGGAGGATAGCGCGCCTGACGACTGGTTCGAGCATTTCTATGAGCCGTACAGACCGGTGACCGACTTTCTCGTCACAGGCCTGGAGCCTTATCTCTCCTGCCAGGTTGAGTTCGTGCTCTCGCGTGCGAGCGGCGTAGTGAAATGCGGGATTCTGTCGGTCGGCGATCTCAGGCCGCTTGGCGATACACAGTTCGGTGCTACGGCCGAGCCGAAGTCTTACTCGTACGTGAAAACGGATGAGTTTGGCAAGACGAAAATCAAACGGCGAAAGAGCGCGCAGGACATGACGGCCAGCGCGATCTTGCCCATCGCCGAGGCCAACGGGGTGCTGCGTACGCTGAACTTGGTGATGGGCGTGCCGTGCGTTTGGATTGGCACCAACCTACCCAACTACTCGGGGCTGCGCTCGTTCGGCCTGGGTGTCGGCAAGCTCACATATGAAAACTCAAAAGAGGTCAACCTGACCCTAACCGTACAAGGAATGATCTGATGGCAGTAGAGAACCCACCTCCATTAACACCGCTGGCCACTGCGGCGCCGCAGCGGGGGAACCGGGCAACCTTTTCCCTGCTCGTTGACGCGTTCGTGACATGGCTCATCGCTGCGGTTCTTCAGTTCAAGGCGCTCGGTCAGAACGTCTGGCACAACGCCACGGAGGCCTATGGTTCGGCGCTGGCTGCGGCGATGAGCCAAGGCGCTGCATCGGCCAGCGCAAGCGCTGCGGGAGCAGCTGCCGGCGACGCGCATGACCGGGCTGATGCTGCAGCGGCCAGTGCCTCTGCCGCTGGTCTGTCCGCCACGGCCGCCGCCGGCAGCGCGGGGGCGGCGCTTGCCAATGCGACCTCGATTGCACAGATGGGCGCTTCGGTGCTTGCCCATGCCGCTCTGGCTGGCTTGCCGACGCTGGCTGGGCAGCGATTGAAAGGCGTGCGCGTCAACGCGGACGAGAGCGGGCTGGAAATGGCAGAGTTCGTTACGGCCGTGAAGGCCTACGAGGACCGCGCTGACCTGCGTGCCATCGCTGGCGGGTTGGTGGCGACTCGTTACCTGGTGCGGCGGCTTGGCCTGTTCGAGTGGCAGGCTGGCAGCGTCGAGCCGGATGATGACGCTACGTCGTTCCGTACCGTGGGTGGCGCCTGGATCATGATTGCGGCCGATCCCGATTTCGCTGCCGAGTGCTGGCTGTCGGAACTGCCGTTACGGCTGCGCTTCAATATGACCCTCACCAGCATCGCCGGCAACGCTGCGGTGGACATCACTGTACCAGCGCCCGGGGTGGCCGTTGGCGACTTGGTTGCGGTGATCCCAGTCGTGGCGCTGCCCGTGGGCCTGAGCGTCAGCGGCGTAGTGAGCGCCCCCGGCACGGTATCGGTGAGGCTGTCAAACTCGTTTACCTCGACGTCGATTGCCTTGACCCCTGGGTATTGGGGCTTGCAGGTAACTAAACAATAGGACGGAATATGAGTGTTCAAAAAGGCCTCAGGCTGCTGCGCGCGGCCGCGCTGGGGAATGTGACCGCGGCTGAGCTGCAAGCGTACCTTGCCATTGCGGAAAACCGCGCTGGCTTCCAGAAAGCACTGCGCCTGCCCGGGCGTTACGCGGGCGTGGTCGACTCGGTCACGGCTGCAGCAGTTTTTGCCGGTTCGCCGTTGGCGATGACAGATATCTGCGCCGCTGCATCGAGTAGCTCGGGCGGTTTGCTGGCGGCGCTACTCAACTCCGCGTCCACGCAGGCAACGCTCTTGAATAGCGCCGTGGCCATGGGCGCGATGCTCAGCTCGGCCGCCGGCCTGACAGCGCTGTACACCAACACGCCACTCCTGGCCACGCTCGTCAATTCGGCCGGCTACATGGCTACTATCGCGGCGAATCCGGCAGTGTTCGTGAATGACGCGACGTGTGCGAGTGCGGCATGCGCAAGCAACACAGCATTGGCCGCGCTGTTCGGCAGTTCAGTGGCGAAAGGCGCGATTGCGGTATCGGAGAACTTCATTGCCCGCTTGGTTGCGAGCGCAAGCGCCAAGTCGTGGTTAATCGCAAATAAGCAGGTAACGAAGCAAACGCCGAATGAGGACGGCATTGTAGGAACCTATGTGCCGTTCGGTCCAACGTTCCCATCAAAAATCCTGATCATTGCTACCAAGATGATCGGCAACAACCTCGGGGCGATTTCGCTTACCTACAGTGGTCGGCTCATTGGCGGCAATGCTGGTAGTTCGAACACCGTTATTTCCGGTGCAACCGTTGTCATCACCAACATGACGAACTCCTCGACCATGCAGATATGGGGCTCGTTTGAGAACTGCGCCTTCGACATTGGTAGCACTGGTTACGGAGGCGTGAATGCCGCCCAGAGCGTCAACTACGTGGACATGACCTAAAGGAACGATATGAAATTGATCATTAACGACAACCGCGTGTTCGCGACCGCCACCGATGAGCATGTGCCGTCGGGCTCGGAGCAGGCAGTGCTGACTGCGCCGGCCGACTTTGACCCCGGGCGCATCGACCAGTACCGCTACGTTGATGAGGTGCTGGTTGGGCCTGTTGAGGTCCCCGAGTGAGCATCCTGTTAAGTCGTCGTGCCCTTCCATTCCAACTCTTGCAGCCCGCCTTGGCGGGCTTTTTCTATTCCTATGAAAGACACCATGCCCGCAATCGAAACCACCACTGCCGGCGTCGGCGCACTGTACAAGATCGTCGGCGTTCCTGTCCTGGCCGGCGCAGCCGCTTCGGCCGTCACGTTCATGTTCATGTGGCCGCGTACGCGCCGCGAAGCGTTCATCCGCTTCACCTGTTCGATTGCCACCTCGGCGCTGTTGGGGCCGCTGCTGGTGGCTGCGCTGCATAGCTGGTGGCCGACCTTGTTTGACTCCGCGCGCTTTATGTCGGCGGCCAACGGCGCCGATCCCGGCCTGGGTATGCTGGCCGTCGCCACGCCCATCATGGTGTTGGCCGGCGTGCCTGCGTGGTGGATCTTGGGTGGCATCGTGCTGTGGCTGGAGCGCCGCCGTGGCAAGGACATCGGCGAACTGGCGCAGGATGCGGCACAGATCGTCAAGGACGTGCGAGGTGGCCTGTGAATGCCGCGCAACTGGCAATGATGATGCCACTGGCCTCCAACCGCATTGACGCGCTCCTGGGGCCGCTGAACGCGGCTATGGCGGAGTTCGATATCACAACGGTCGTGCGCCAGGCAGCCTTCCTCGCGACGGTTGGTCACGAGTCGAAGCAGCTGACCAAGCTCGAGGAGAGCCTGAACTACTCGGCGGAGGCGTTGATGCGCACTTGGCCGCAGCGCTTCCCGCCTGCGGTGGCCGCAGCCTACGCGAGACAGCCTGAGCGCATCGCAAACCACGCATATGCGAACCGCGAGGGCAACCGGGATGAGGCCAGCGGCGACGGCTGGCGCAACCGTGGTGCCGGCGCCATTCAGCTCACGTTCGAGAACAACCACGCCGCATGCGCAAAGCACTTCGGGATCGCGCGCGCCGAGGTCGCCGCCTGGTTGCGCACGCCGGCAGGGGCGCTGCGCAGCGCCGGCTGGTTCTGGTCCGCGAACCGCGTGAACAGCTGGGCCGACGCCCGCGACTTCGATGGCGTATGCGACGTCGTCAACAGGGGCAAGAAGACGGCGGTGATTGGCGACGCCATTGGCTGGGCGGAACGCTTGGCGATGTATCAGAACGCCCTGCAGGTGCTCGCGTGATTGGCCTGGTAATGAAGCTGGGGCAGTTCGTGCTGCCCGGCTGGGCACGCTTGCTGGCGATAGGCCTAGTCGCTGCCTCCGTGTTCGCCCTGGGCGTCATGCGCGGCGAGCGCAGGGCTGGCGAGCGTCACATTGACTACGTGACGCGCCAGGCCGCGCAGACGGTGGCCATAGCGCGCGCGCAAGCCGAAGTCGTAGTGCGCACCGAAATCAAGTATCGGGACCGCATTCAGAAGATCTACGTCAAAGGAGAAGAGAGTGAACGACAAGTGCCGATTTATGTCACGGCGGCTGATAACGCTGCTTGCAGCGTCAATGTTGGCTTCGTGCGGGCATACAACGCCGCCTGGACAGGTGACGCTGCCGGCGCTGCCGAAGGCGCTGACCGAGAACCCTCCGGAGTTTCGCTCGCTGCCGTCGCAGAAGCAGACGCCCACAACGCCGCGTCCTGCCGCGTCTGGCGGGAGCAAGTCATCGGCCTCAGGGAGTTCTACAGCAATTTGAAGTTGGCGACGGATCAGGCACGGCCTGAGTAATTCGCCAGTGCAGACGTCTGCACAAAAAACAGAGAGCGCGCTTCGAGGACTTTCTACCGATCGTAACGACGGCGCTCATACGGCACAGTTGCTATCTGAACCGGATCAAGAGCATAGGGTGGGTACGCCTGTAGACGCCGGGGATATGGGTCCTCCAAGACACATAACACGGCGAGCGCAAACCCATCCTCATATTGAAACGCAGGCAGTGTAGCGAGCACAGCCAGTTCCGGGCCGCCGCATTTCAAGCGCACGATATCGCCTTCGTTGAAGATGGCCATGAACGCTCCGCACAGCAAAGTGGGTCATCACTACAGCATAACTTACTTTCCTTGCTGTGCAATGACAGCACCGCTTGGACAGAACTCTGTGGCAAGCGGATATGGCGGGAGGCCGAGCGCCGCCTGCGAAATTCGGCTGTGCATGACTGCACAAAAAACAGAGCGCCCACGGCAGCTGCGCTAACAGCGGCTGTGGGCCTCAGTTCACTGATTGGGCCAGTAAACCAAGCAAGACTCTGCTACCTTCCGGAAGGCGGCGAGAGTCTAGCATAAATGTAAACGTTTACCTATGGCAATGCCTATTATTCCTTGGATCGGCGGCAAACGACGCCTCGCCGACCGCATCATTCCTCAGTTCCCCGCGCATACATGCTACGTCGAAGTTTTTGCCGGCGGCGCCGCGCTGTACTTCATGCGGCCGCCGGCAGAAGTGGAAGTCCTCAACGACATCAACGGCGAGCTGGTCAACCTGTACAGGGTCGTCAAGAATCACCTGGAGGAGTTCGTCCGCCAGTTCAAGTACGCGCTGTCTAGCCGCGACGTGTTCAAATGGCTGCAGGACACGCCACCCCACACGCTTACCGACATTCAGCGCGCCGCGCGCTTCTTCTACCTCCAGCAGCAAGCGTTTGGCGGTAAGGTTGAAGGGCAGACCTGGGGTACGGCGACGACGGCGCCGCCGGTGAACCTGCTGCGCATTGAAGAGAACCTGTCTGCGGCACACCTCCGCCTCTCTGGTGCCTACATCGAGAACATCGACTGGTACAAGTGCATGGAGCGCTACGACAGGCCGCATACGCTTTTCTACCTTGATCCGCCGTACTTGGACACGGTCGGTTACGGAGTTGACTTCCCGCTGATCGAGTACGAGCGAATGGCTGATCTTATGACAAAGCTCAAGGGCAAAGCTATCCTCAGCATCAACGATCATCCGGAGATTCGTCGCATCTTCGGTTGCTTCCAGATGGACGAAACTGGGATCAGTTACACGGTTGGTGGTGGCGCAGGCGTGCAGCGTCGGGAACTCATCATCTACAGCTGGGACAAAGCCTCCGAGCCATCAGGATTGTTCTGACTGGACTTTCGACTGGCCGTGATATACTGTATAAAAAAACAGTTATCTATCGCCAATGTCAAACAACCCGCACTTAAATCGTAAGATGAGCGCTAAGCAACTCAGTGAGGTGCGGCAACGTAGCGACTCATCGGACGTGAGGCTCTTGCTTTGGGAAATCAAGCGCCTGCGGGCGCTTGTGTTGCGTGCGAACCAGCTATTGCGTTGTCTGGATTCTGGCTCGGGCTCGCTGCTGATCCGTGACATATTGGGGCAGGAGTTGAGCGGTGAGCCTTGTATTGAAGAGGCGGAACGTGATCGGCTCATCAAAGATCTGTAGACGCTTGCGAATTTCTTGGTTATAGATCGGCGGTGGGTCAATTAATGTGCCGGGCCAATTGGGTTGGCCTCAATTACCTCAATGGCGTGTAAAACGTTGTATGTTAATACGATCCCAGTATTAACTTTTACCGAAAGATCCCGGCGTGTCAACCCGTTGTGTTGAATCTCTTTACGCTCGGATCGGTAAGCTGATACTACGGAAAGCACTTCAAGTTGTTTCGTGTCTGGATCGAAAATCACCACTGGTCCGCCCGAAAATCCAGGATTGTTGTGGCCGTCCAGGTAGATGATTGATGGGCGTCCACCATTATTAAACGAAGAAATTATAGAGCGTTTTACAAATGGCATGGGGTAGTTCTGATTAAGCAAACCTACATCTCCAAAATCTCCATAAGGAAAGCCTAAGAAATAAGCATCCTGTGTCAAATGGGACTTCTTCGCTGCGGGTAATGCTAAGCTCGGCGCAACAATTGCACTGGGTAGTGCGAGGACACTTATGTCTGCCTCGTGGGCGGCATGTCCAACTAGCGAAACCTTCACAGGCGTCCAGGCTTTGTTGTTCATAATTCCCAATTCAAACGTCCCCGATGCGCCGGCGCCAATGACGTGTTTGGCTGTGATCAGATACTGGCGTCCCCCATGATCCAGAAGGAAACCAGTTCCCGTGCTTCCATTGATACTCAGATGGAGTGTGCGCTGAAGTGCATTGGCAGTGATCATTTTAATCCTTGTTTATATGATGGGGAGTTACAGCTTCTTTGCTAAATTGGCAGCTGTTTCATTGTAATAGATTTGTAGCATATTTAAGTCTCTGTGGCCTACGGCGCGTGCCAACTCAAGAACGTTGAGTTTCTTGGATAACCTGGTGATAGCCTCGTGTCGGGTATCGTGAAAGACGAGGTCTTCAATCGAGGTTGTTGCTCGCATTTTTCGAAAGTTTGCATCAAGTGAGGCTTCATTTATACCAAATATAGGTGAGTCGCCGGGCACCTTGGGGAGGTATGTCAACAGTTCGAGAGCCCTGGGCGATAGCGGCACTTGTCGTCGCGTCCCGTTCTTTGTATCTTCGAGTGTGGCAACGGCACCGCTAATGTCGCCTGGTCTAAGGCCGCAGATCTCGCCGGCCCGCATTGCGGTTTCGATGGCGAACAAAAATGCCACGCCGACGCGCTGACCAACCTTCCGAACCTCGGCTTCACAGAACCCGGAGGCGAGGGTAATCATATCGACTTCGTTATCGAGAATCCGACGATCACGTGGCGGCGGATCTTTGGGTCTGCGGACGTCGGTGGACGGACTCGCGCGCATCCACTTCCACTCCTTCCTGGCTACTTGGAATACATTCGAGAGCAGGCTGAAGTCTCGATTAATTGTTGAACCGGCGACCTTGTCTGTGTTGAGTCGCTTGTCGCGCCATTGCCCAAGCATATCGGACGTCAGCGAGTTCAGGAGTACGTCCTTGAGGAGTTGGCCGCCGACGGCCTGGTTGCCGATAAAGGCAAGGCGGGTCTGCTCCCACTGAGTCTTCTTTTTCCTAATGGACACTTCGCGGCCGTAGCGGTCGAACGCATCGCCGCAAGTTTTGCGCACATCGATGCCGGTTGTGACTTGTTTGCGTATTTCAGTTTCGCGCTCGGCTGCCCAGCTGGTTGCCTCGGCCTTTGTGGAGAACGTCTTGGATTCGCGCGTGCCTTTGATGGCAATCTGTGCGCGCCATCCGTTACCATTTTTTTTGATCGTCGCCAT